CTATTATAGTTCTGTGTGAAGAAGTAGTTTAGCCCGTCGACGCCATAGGGGTACGGGCCGGCGCTGACTCCGCGGGGGACATACTCGGCGGGGTTTTGGTTAGATTGGCCGGCTACTTGGGTGACTTGCGGACAGCTAATTTCAATCGTACAGTTTACTGCGGACCCAACTGTCATCAAAAAAGAAATAAACGCCCCATACCTGGAAACTAATGGATTCGTTAACGTTGCGATGTGCGAAAATCTTTTACTAGCTGAGACAGAGAATATCGAGGATGTTAAACCCGATAACCACGTTCCCCCATTGTACTGATCTATGGTAAGGTTTGCGGAATTTATCCCGCTTCCAGAGGCTGAAAGGTTTACTGAATAAGACAGCACGTTTCCAACTGCAATTACTTCAGTTGGATTATAAAATCCATCCAAATAGAAGGCAATCCAGTTCTGGCTTGGAGTACCGGATATACCTAGCGTCAACTTATTGTCCGCTATTGACACTACAGAGACGATTAAGCCCCCGCCAGCTGATTTTTGCCAATTCGTCGGAAGTGCCCCACCGGAACCGACCACCCCGACAGCCGCCCCCGCTGTACCCGTGTTGCGGATCAAGTTGTAAACCGGCCTGGCATTCTCGATTTGTGCCGCACCGGCCGGGAGCTGCTTTAGCAATCCCTCCCAATCTTTGACATAAGCGGTCGTAGTGCGAGCGACCGTTGGGCCGTCGCCAAGCGAGCCAGACGCAAGATCGCGATAAAAAACCCGGTCCTCTTCGGCCAAGGTTATGGGGAAACCTTTTCTCCCAAGTGGGAGCATGAAATGCTTGCCGCCGGCCTTATACATCACCGTGCCAGCAGGCGAGCGGCAGTTCCTCCGGGGCAGCATCTTCATTTCTTGGCCTTGCGAGAACGATTGTGCGGTGCTGTAGTAGGCGCGGGCTCGGGAGTAGCCGTGCCATTGTAGGCGACTTTGTCGTCAGCAAAGCCCTCAGACCAAGAGACACCTTCCGGTGTACTCAAATCGTGTGGGTTCGCATTCGCGAGCAGCCCCTTGGCTTGTGCTTGCGCGCCTTCATCGTATGCAATATTAAGCTTTGGATTATTGCAGTAAAGCTTTCCTGGCATGATGATTGACCCCTTATCAGGTGTTAACGAGTCTGGCACAAGTCGTTGCCGTACTGTACGCAGCTGCTCACCTGCACTTGAGCGCAAGAGAGTGAGCCAGGCTTTAGTACGAATTTCGTTGTCTTTGCTGGCAAGGTCTGGATTGGCTTTGATAAGCGCTTGGTAATCGGAGTATGGGATTTGCCCAATAGGCAGTGCCCAACGCTTCGTTACAGCGCTCTTATCAATATTGTCACGCCAAAACTGGTTTTCAGCAAAGTAGCGGTTGCTATCCTGCACTCGAGTATGACGCACCTCTCGATGCGTCACCTCGAGTACTTCATAGCCGTCAGCCGCGACGTCTATGACTTGCGTGGTCATCAGGCAACAACCGCCGCTGTAAGATCAAGATCCGAGACTACGCCGCTGGACTTCTCCTGATAACAGATCAGGCCGAGGTCAGCAGTAACCATGTAGTGCTCAGAGAGGCCGGTTTTGGCAAGCGGCTTGGTTTCGTAACCCTGAAGCGTGACGTTGGCCCAGTACTCGGGGTCGATGATCAGTAGGTCGCAGGAATTACCGGTACCAGTAGCACCATCGTAAGGGACGTACTGACGATCAGGCACGAGCTCGATGGTGATGCCGAAATCGGTAGCCAGAATGTTGACAGCGCCGTATGCCGTCATCCCATCACCCATGCTTTCACCTTGGGGCTTGTTGCTGGTGATAGTGGCGATGCGAGCGGAAGACGTGAAATGGAAGTTACTGTACTTCCGAATCATCGACGGGTGACTGATTGCTTTGCTTGGATTGCCGCCGGCAGTGAAGATCTTCTCTAGAAGATCCTTGACACGCGCGTCTGAAAGGGCACGAATTGCGCCCGCGACAGGCTTCACCTTGGGGTAGCCGGCTTTGGCGGTGTTATCAGACCACTGCGGGGCAGCGCCGATGCTGTCACGATTGGTCATGAGCCAGCATGGAGCACCGGCCATCTTGGCTGGGCCGGTGGTAGCAGCATTTGCCACAATGCCGTCACCGGGCTGAGCGGCCTGCGGATACAGCTTGATTGCCTCTTCGTCGCGCCGCAACTCCTTCTGAATCATGGCGACCTGAAAGAGCAACTCGTCCTGACGTGCGATGGTATCGACGTTGGAGGCACGCTCGGAAACAGCCACGTTGTCCAGCAAGATCTGGCAATAGCCGCCAAACCGCTTGCCGGGATCACCCTTTTTGGCGGTGACGTCTTGGCCGTCGACAGCAGCATTATTGACGTTACGGGCACGAAGAGGCCGTTCGACAAACTCCTTGTAAGGGTTGTCGGTCGACTCATTGCCGATCATGTCGATGAAAGGCCGCTCGACAGGATCGATGTTAAAAAGTTGATCCATTACATCCTCATGGATCATGGGCCCAACTTTCGTTGAAGCAAGATCGACTGCGTTAGTATTGAGACCCATCTCTAGCTACCTCAAATGTGTTGAATTGCCACCTTACTCTCGTAAGTAATTAACGCCACTCTCGTAGCTAGTTTTTGCCGAAGATACCAGCAGCGTCGGCCACAGCGCGAAATGCAGCGCGTTTGTCGGTCTCCAGCCTGCTGGTCTTGGCCTGGGTTACTGCAGTAGCAGCTTTCTCTCTCGAGACAGCTGAACCGCTATGCGAACCAACAGTAAGCCGCTTGATCGACTTACTCTTAATGCCGTCTTTCGTTGACTTGACAGCCATTTGATGATCATCCCACTGTTGCGCTTTGTAAAAAAGGCTGGCCACGCGAGCGTCGTAGAGCTTGTCCACTTCATCAGGAGTAATGCCCTGGCCGAGTAAATAGCTCTTGAGCTTTGCCTTAATTTCAGGTCCGCGCTCTTTGTCAGCAAAAGCAGGGATGCGCTCAGCAAGCTGCCGTTGCTGATCTTGCATATATTCAGACAACGCGCGTTCTTGGAACTGCTGCGCTTGGAAGCTAGCTGCATTCAACTCGTCGGTTGCCTGGCCATAAAGACCTTGCAGCCTGAGCAAATCGGTTTGCGCCGCAACGAGGCCAGCTGTATCACCAGCCTGCGACAGCTCTTCAATACGTGAATAGACGCCGCTGTAGGCCTGCTTGATTGTTTCGACCTTTTGATTGGCAGCGGCTACGGCCTGAGAGATTGGCTTTGCCACTTGCTCCTGAAAGACTGAGGCATTCTTAAGTTTAGCCTCTTGCTCTTGAAGCGCCTTCTCTTTGACCGACAGTTCTTCTTGCACTCGCTTGTGCTTTTGAAGGTAGTCCTTGACTTCGGAGAAGGTGTACTCATCTCCAGTGTCAAGCTTGAGCTTGAGGTTGTAGAAGTCTTCAGGAGCTACGCCGAGTATATCAGGCAGCTCATTAAAGTATTGTACAGCCTCACCTTCGTCTTCCGGTTGGTCCTCATCCTCGACTACCGTCTCCTCCCCAAGGGTGGCGGCCGCCGCGTCTTCTGCCGGAAGTTGTTCTCTAAACGCCGTGATCTGGTCTAATGTTGGCACTATAGTTCCTCTCGGATCCTGTTGATAACTAGGGTCACTGCCGCACGCCTATCTCTAAGCTTGGCAAGTTCCTCTAGTGTTGTGTCATCATGAAATGCAAGAAACATTTCAGAGGTCAATACTTCTTGTAGTTCGTCCCATAGCCCGCGTTCTTCGGCTTGCCGAATAGCCTCAAGTGCCTGATTACTGAAGTGAATCCGGTACTTGTTCTGCGTCGTATTTGGCATTTAATTCTACCAGTTGCAGTCTTAGTGCGTCATAGTCTTTTGCCAACTTGTCGTACTCGAGTTGCTGGTCAAACTTGAGACTCAGCTGCTCCATCTGGTTCTTGAGCATTTGAACATTGGCGCTGCCTTCAGCCTTAATCTGCTCTACTCGTGGCAGCAGCTCCATGTTCATCATCTGAACCTGCATGTCTTGCTGGTTCTTCTGCTGCGCAGATTGCGTTCTGGCTTGCGCAGCTTGCTGGCCTTCTGGACTGGCCGGGTCAGTGTAATAGGTATGCGCGTTAGGTACCATAAGCGCGTTAGCCCGCGCCACGAGCAGCCTGTACATTTTCTTCTCATCGACAAGGATACTACCTTGCTGCATCAGCTCTTTTTGTTCAGCTATGAGTTGGGTATAGGATTGGGCCTGCCTCAATCGATCACCCATGGTTAAGCCCAGGGCAACAGAAACATGCTGCCGCTCGGGCCAACTAGAGGGCGTGGCGGTTATCCAGTTGCCTTGCACTTTAGCCGCAATAGGCTGACTGAAATTAGTGCGTAGATTGTAGTGGATCTTCGTATAGATCTGGCGAAGCAGCGTCTCAGCCAGCACCTTAGCCATTAAGCTGTTAAGCTGCTCCATAGCAGACATGATGCGCTCAAGGCCGTGCGCAGTATCTCCACCAATTAGAACCTCCTCGCTGGCCTTATCGACAGCCGAGCCACCACTTTCCTTTCGCCGCTGATCCATCAAAGTGAGAAGTTGGAATACCTCACTTGGGAAGGGATTAGTGGGGATAGGCACTACACCATTTGGCGTGGTCATTCTAACCATACCGCCAAAGATAGAGTCTTTGACATCGTTGATGTTTACTTGATTCCCGACGATACCAAGGCGTCCACGCACTGCGGTCTCGCCGGCAGTTAGCAGCTGGCGCACAACCTTGGTCTTAATGTCTTGAACTTGCTTGATCTTGTCAAACAAGCTAATACCAGGAACCCGATGCGGATAGATAAACGGGACTCCAATGCAGTACGGCTGGCTGGCAGCAGGTTCGTCTTCAAGAATAGTGGGTGTGCCAGTAAGATTACCAGCCAGCACTATTCTTCTACGCTCCGCTATGCCATCGTCGTCTTCATCAAGCAGCATGTAGCAAAAAGCCACATGTACCATCTTGGTGTCAGTTAGCGCGTATTCACGTTGACGATGCGGCTTTGCGGTTGAGTTGTAGCTGTAATCAGGCAGCCCAGCTACTAGTTCTTTGTCGTAACCAAGTTGTACAAGCTCAGAACGAGAAAGCAAACGCTCACGAGCAACAAAGCGGGCCGAGTCAAGGTCTAGCTCCTCATGATCTGGATTGACAAACAGCTCATTAGGCGGGAATGCATCAATATAAAGATGCTTCTGAATCTTTGTCTGGCGCAGTGTAGCAGAGAATGAATCCTTATCGAGCAACTCGGCCATCTTGGCGCTATCGATCTCTGCGTCGTCGTCAAACGCCTTACCGTCAAGCTCGATAATCTCTGTATCTTCAGTTTTTAAGCTGACCAGTATATCAATTGTAGCGTCTTCTACTTTAAGGTAAGAAACAGCAGCCTTTTCGTAGGTATTAACCTCTACGACACCGATACGCTGTAATAGTGCATTTTTACAAGCTGTAGTAAGCTGAATAAAGCCGTTAGATTGCTGAATAAAAATGTCGTTTACTAACTGGGTCTCTATCCTTACCTGCTCCTCGTCTTCTGGCCCCATAGGGTTAAACGAGACTGGAGTCTCAGAAGCAAAAGCAGGCATAATGTCAGCCAAAGTATGCTCAACAGCATTAGCGACGTCAGGGCTGACAATATCTTGGAAATATTCCTGCACATCCTTGTCGAGAATCTTCGGTTCAACACCATCGAAGTAAGCATAAGCATCGCGACTATTTTTTGAAAGTAACTGTTCAGAATACTCACGTGCTTTAGTGAGCTCTTTAACCACGTCCTTGACTATATCCATTTTAGTTATACGCCCTGTTCACGGACTTATCCCAATCTTTAGTGTAGCCGAGCAACTCGTAGCCCAAACCAGCACCCATTGCGGCGTATTGACCAGCTTCACAAACGTGTGAGTACATTGTCTTGTCAGGAACGTCTTTGAATCGCTCGTCACCAACTACTTGCACGCGACGAAGCTTATAACCACCGCCGTAACCTTTGCGAGTATAGTGGCAGTTAGGCGACACAATAAAGGCTGGTTGACCGTTAAAAGTCATACGCATCATCAAAGATGCAACAGTCTCGCGCCTAATCTCCCAGTCGTTGGTCGGAGCCGGCTGCGCAAATATCCCAAGGGCGGCTAGAACCATGAAGGGAGTCTGCTCATCGGTCTGTACTCTCTCAGATCCCGCTGGGTCGCCCCAGATTTCCATCAAATAGCCGCTGTACTTGTTACGTAAATGTATGCCTAACGCCTCACCAAACCGTATAGCACCCATTTCCTCGCTGACTAGCTCATCAATACAGCGTAGCTGACCATTGATAAACTGATTGATAGACGCAGCAGGCGTTAACCCAAAGTCTAGGCCAATAATTAACGGCTCGTCTTCAACAGGTTCAATAACCTGCTTAGAGACGTGCACGTCGTCGTTAAACTCAGCGTAGACAGGTTTGCCGTCGCTCACGAAGCCAAACTTCCCATGGACAAAGACTTTAACCCATTCTGCTGTTTGACCGACGCTAAGCTGTTCATAGTATGTCTTCGGCAGGTTCTTTCGGTTTTCTGCTTCTGGGCTAAGACCAGACGGCTGATGGAAAAATGCCCAGCCTTGGGGCAGCTTTTCAACAAACGTCTTATGGATATAGTGATCCACATCTGGTGGGTTAGTGTCCATAATGACACAATAACGATAATCCTCTACTCTATCGCGTGTAGGAAAGCGACCGACGCGGCCCAACAGCATATTCAGCACAGCTCGCGGCACCTCCTTTGCCTCGTTTATAAAAGCCCCAGTTAGCTCTAGCGAAAGCAGCTTGCGAACATCCTGTGGCTTGTCAAGTGCACGAAACAGCACCTCTAGTTCAACAGTGCTGCCGTCACCAGGCGCAAACTGCATTACGAAGCGCAGTTCTTGTTTATTCCAGTAGCCTAGTTCTTGAGGGATCCACTCAAAGAACGTGCGGATAGTGGTGTCCTTTAACTCACCATACGTATTACGTACAACCAGCCAGCGACTTGGCCTAATGCCACTCTTGTCCATTGGCATTTGCAGCGCGCAGCGTAGTATCTCTACAATACACGCTACAGACTTGCCAGAACCAATTGGCCCTAAGATCAAGCGTACAAACGCCATGCTCCTATGGAACGCGCTTGTAGTCTTAGCGGCCTTGTAGGTCCTATTTAACATAAGTGGCGGGCGCCCACAAACCGACAAGACAGTCCGAGACAGGATTGATAGTCAATTTGCAGGCACCCATAGAAAAGGTGGGGCTCCACACAGCTGTGTCAACCACCCAGTCGGAGGTCACCAAAAGGATGCACACCTGCAGGAGCCCCATTATTCAGTACTTGGGCAACGGGTTCAAAATGCCCATCTTTGTCAACATTTTTTCAAGAAACGAGTCTTCAATATCGGCTTGCGACATATTGCCTTTCTCTACTTGATCTTCAAACCAAGCTTGGGAATACAGCGCTGGTTGCAGCTTACGCATTTGTGGCACATCCTTATACCCTTCACGATAAAAGGTAGCCATGTCATCTTCAGACCCGAGATGACCGCTGACTACGTCGTTATAAATTGGCACATCAGACAGCTCTTTGCCAGGAGGCAACCTAGTGTTGATCGCAGCCAAATCGGCCAGCATTTCATGGGAGCTAGGCACACCCTCACCGAGTAGCGAGAAATACCTAGAAACCGGCCTATTAAGGTCAATCTTCATATGATCGCCTTGGCCGACCATACGCCGCTCATGACTAGGCAACGCCCGCTCAAACGGCAAGTTGACCTGAGCGTTTGCGTTGTCTCTGCGGCTCCAGTGCGACATTTCATGAGGCAGTAGCAAGTCAGCCGTTGTTTCATCAACGCTGCCAGTAGGCTGTAAGTACACGCCTGGCTGCGCGTCAAACGGCGACAGGCCATGACCAGTAACTGTCAACCCCTTAACGTAGTTGTTGATGTCGCCGCTTTTCAGCTGGCTATTGACGCCCTTCTCAAACTCAGGCTTAAGGCCAGGTACGCCAGTGGTTAGCAAGCCACCGTGCGACGAGAAGTACAGCTGCGGGTAGTCAGCAGCTTTAGAGCCGTTTAGACGCTTGAGATGATCGGCTATTCCTGGCACATCCTTGATATCATAGTGCTCCGAGAAGAACTTGGCCAGCTGAGGACCTACACCAGAATCTAGAAGCTGCTGACCTACCTGATTCAGACCGGTAGGCGCCTGTCTGAAAACAGAGTCTTTGGGCAGCAAGTCCAGTAAACCAGCCATGCTTTAGTCGTCCAGCTCAATTTTAAACGACTTAACTTTGGAGACCTGCTCGCTGATGGTCCATTCGCTAGCAAGCCGCGACAAGGCAGCAAGTGATGCGCCCATACCGTTCTTTGAGTTGGACATCTGCTGCTTGAGGTTGTGCAGAGCGAAGTCACGGATTGACACGCGACCACGCTTATACGCGCGATCAACCCACTTTTTGTCAGAATCTGACAGGTCTTTGTACTCAACACCGAAGTAGCCGAGCCCTTCATCTTTGCTCTGACCCTCGTACAGACGCTCAAGCGTCTCTAGGTCAGTCTGAATGAAGAAGCTATCTTCATCAGGTTCGTACTTAAAAAGCATGCCGTGCTTTGAATATTCAGGAGACATATCTGCTACCTTTTCTAGTATTCGATCTGACAGTGATTATTTGTAGATTGCTCTCGCAGTGTAGACCACATACCGTATCGGACTTTAAAGGAACAATGTGGTCTACTACAAAACGCACACCATGCAACGTACTCAGTTGCTCAGCTCGAGCATAGAATTTGGCTATCTTCTTCAAATCAGCCCACTTAGGGATGGCATTGAGCTTTTTCGCCTTACATTTGGCCTGATTAGCTGCGCCGTTGGCAGGATGCTCTAATAACCAAACGCTTACTTTACTTGAACTCATTTTGATCTCCACCAGCATGGGGAGACCCTTACCACCGATGCTGGGTGAGCGTTCATGAGGCGCTCATCGGTGGGTCGGGTCATTTTGGTGTCTTTCGACACCGTAAGTCAATCGTATCATATTTTCCACAGTTTGTATATTCAGATTCGTTAATACTTAGTATTTGATTTTTAAATACACCTGCCGTGTACCTGAAACGGCTCCCACAAACCCCTCCTCCCAAGGGTGGTCTAGGGCCGAACCCGCCTCTAGAATCGGCCCTCTGAACGGGGAGTTCAGGGGCCACCCTGCATCCTATCACCGATAGGTAACTGTAGTGTCAGGTAGAGATCTAGGTAGTCTAGATGCCTTTCAGTGCATAATTCGCATTTGCGAATTTTTTTCTGGGACTTACGACGGCTAGTATTGTGTAGATAAATGTGTGTCTGTCTATCCGACAGAGACTTTAGGGAGGTAAAAATTTTTCAACTTTGCCCTTATCGATGGATGAAAAAGGAGGTTTTACGGATACGCCACCCCGCACACGTTTTGTGTACGCCGGCAGAGGGGGGCAGCATTCAAGGCGTGTATACCAAGCACACGCTCTGTGGAATTGATCTAATCAGTATGTGTGCACACTGATTGCGTATTCCTATTCAATATGTGTATGCGTGTGCAGACAGTATGTGTATTAATAAATATAATAATTAAGATTGATATATCTAATTGTACCTCAGGCATAATTATATATATAATATCTTATATTAAATAAATAAGAACGACTTATAGATCTTTAACAATTTGTGTTCAACAACCGATCGTGTGCGATCGCACACACGCACACGATCGTTCATCATGTGTGCATCAATAGAGAGTAACACTACCATGTCTAAGTATGATACAGCAGAAGCAGTACTGGCCTCTAGTGAGACCAAGTTTGCTAAGAAAGCTCAACTGTGTGCCAACTTTGGCTACACAAGCAAAAGAGCTGATGAGCTCTTGGCAACTGACCAACCAGTTGTTAGAACTGACTTTGTCAAGCTGGTGGCCTTTGTGAGAGCCAACAAGACTGTCGCTCGTCGCAAGTTGGCCAAGATGTGTGAAGAGCAAGGCTTGTGCAAAGAGTCAAGTGCATTTCACTACCTCTCCTTCCAAAACTATGTTGATGAGTATGTCAAGCAAGAAATTGCTGACATGAAGCCTGCTACTAAGAAGTAGCACACACTATGGCCAAGGATGGCCAACCAACCAACCAACCAACCAAGAGTAAATGAAATGATACTGTGTCACAAATGTAGCGGCCTGCTTACCAACCACTATCGCGACCACAAGGAGCTGTATCCTTGCGAGTGTATCAGCGGTTACATCAGAGGTTTTGAGCCAACAGTAACCCTTGAGCAGGCCAAGGCTGAGCAGATCAAGGCCACTAAGGCCAACCTAGAGCTCTACCGCCGCCAAGGTCGCGATGAGGACGGCCAGCACATCACCTTCATGAAGGCCAGGCTGGCTGACCAGACCAAGTAACCACACACAGCGGCCGCAAGGCCGCTTTTTATTACTCACACAAAGCGCGCCATGACCTTTTTGGTAGCGACTCTAGTTGAAGGCGCCATGAGGCGCGCCATGCCGACTCTGGTGGCGACTCTAGCGAGCACAGAACGTGTATCAATTTTATTAATACTAAATATTGACATATTCAATTGTACTTAATATATATATCATGCTATAATATTATCTCAAGTAAAACCTGACAACACAAGAGCATACTATGAAACGTCACTATAAATGCAAAGTTATATTTAGCAATCATAGCATGGTTGAATGCTTCGTGCCATTGACCGACCGAGCATTCTATGATATTAAATGTCAAGTAGCAGATTGGCTGCTTGACAACTACAGTGATATACATCAAGCCTATATCACACAGAAAAGTAGCAAACGGCCTGTTAACGAAAGAGTGATCTAATCATGATTGACGACCTTGACATTGATGAGCTGCTCAACCTATTGAAAGAGCAGATTGAAGCATGGTGCTACCTCAACAGCACCAGTACCAACGACAACTGGATGCCGCAGGCTGTTGTTGAAGAGCTAGCAAAAAGGGTGAAATAGGCTATGTATAAGCATGTAAGACTGGCCGTACCTGATATGGCCAAAGATGTTGAAGAATTTGCTGAAGCGATATATAACCTAGAGGATATGCTAAATGACCCAGACGTAACTATCACAATCGAGCAGCGTAATCGCGCCAGGTTCAGGCTTCATGAGCTGAAAAACCAGGCGTATACCCGCGGTATCCTCCTTCCCAAGGGTGGCCGCCCCTCAGACCAACAGGTGACACAAATGAACGACGAGACCCTAACCCGCATGGCACAATATGTGGCTCACAGTCTTCCATTGCTTATGGACATCATTGAGATGGAACCGCTCAAGGAGTCAATCAAAGAGTTTGTGGCCCGTGAGGTCGCCGCAGGCGTTGAAGAGAAGTGGATCATTGGCGCACTTCTTGGGGACGGCGGTGACGTGACCACCAAGATCCTGTTTGAGCTCGCTGGCCAGATCGCAGAGGCATATTGAAATGACCACATTGTACACAAACAGCGCCTACATCAAAATGATTATGCTCAAGGCTGAGTTGCTGCGCTACATACCAGGTCTGGCTGATATTGAGGACTTGATTGACCCTGAGTTTGATGAGCATATCAACACAGTAGTAAACACAATGAGTGAAGTCGACCAGGAAACGCTCCACCAGCAGATTGAGGATCGCAAGCCTGACGTGGCACAACTGATCCGCATCGCTGGCCAGATCGTCCAGCACTTCTAGCCAGCCAAAGCACAGGGATGTGCACCTACTATCTAGGGCACACGGTAAGTGTAATTTCGCAATCGCGAACAGATCACCGCTTAGACAACCAAGCCCTTAACCAAAAGGCAAACGGTGCCGACCCCATAGCTAGGTACCCAGGCGCCCCGACCACTAGCAGATACGCAGGTACACAGAATGTCCACGCTTCCCTATTGCGTCTATACATCAGTATCGGTAGCTCGCCCTTAGCATCAGCCGCACGGCATACCTGTTTCCACCAACTATTCACATTGAGCGTTTCATGCCTTTTAACCTCCACACAGATACCCGGCAATCCGTCTATATCTTCACCGCCATCACGCGCCTGGCCCAATGTGCGACTCATTTCAAAGCCAGCAAGCTCGCTCAACAGTGCAGCGGCTTCGCGTTCACCGTTCTGGCCCTTCGTGCGTATGTTCACCATTCCCAAACCTCCCAAGGGGTGTAAGGCCGCCAATCAAATAACGGCAAAAGACTTCGCAAATCGCGATGAGTGGAACGTATGGAAAAAAGGATAAGAAAAAGAGTGAAAGAATATATTATAAGTTATTGATTTTTATATATTTTTTTTCTTTTAACTCCCTCTCTCACCCCAATCACTCTCCGGGGGTATTCGGGGGGGCTCGCTCACGGGCCCCCGGGTGAGGGTGATAGGTGGTTGGAAATTCCTTAAAAATCAATAAGTTACAAAAAAAATCAAGGACTTAGGATCACTCTAGCCACTCGCGTGAAACTCCTTTTTTCTAAAAAGATAAGAAAATCAATCACTTAGATTACCGAATACCCTTTGCGGCCTTTAACCTTCCCAGGCACTCACCTTGGGAGAGGGATTAAGCTATATTATAGCGCCGTTAATCTGTATCTGTATATTTGATTAGATCAATGTATAATATATTACAGCCTAATACACAAATTGAGTATTAGTATTTTAAATGCTTCAAGTTAATGAATTCAACTGTTAATCTAACAGAAAGTGAGGTATAATGTGCGTTCATCTGTTGAAAAGGCCTTGGCGGCCCAACTGGTATCCTATAACGGTGAAGTATGAGTAAAAAAGAGCTAGAAGACAATTCGCGTTTGCGAATTTTTCCTGAGATTAGCCGAGGTATTGAGATGCATTTTAAACACTGTAAGCAATGTGGTAGGCTGCTGCCTGATACTAGCGAGTATTTCGATCATGTGGTAGGTGGTGGCGGAGTGCGCAAGACTGTGGCTTCGTGTAAGAAGTGTTATGGTGCAGCGCGCAAAGAGCGTAGGTTGGTGGCTAAGATCAACAAGATGCTGGAGAAAGCTAGTGCAGCAGGCTAAAGACTTTCTCACAGCGCTAGACCCTGATGCAACCAAGTGGTTGTTTGTAGCCATAAACAAAGGCAGAGTAACAACCCTGTACAATACCTGGAGTGCTGCTAGAGACGGGTTGCTCTCGCTCAATAAGCAGCACTGCGACATTTATGTCACTGTCAACGAAACTAAGGGCAATAAGCGCGAACTCACTGACATAATCAGAGCGCGCGCAATCTGGCAGGAAGATGACCGTAACTCAGAGGCACCTGATGGCGCTGGCATAGTGGTCGAGACTTCCAAAGAGCACTACCATCGCTACTGGCTGACGTCAACTGAAGAGCTAGACCGCTGGCAGCATACCCAAGATTGGATGGTTAAGCGTTGGCACAGCGATCCCAAGGCGAAAGACCTGTCGAGGGTATTGCGTGTGCCAGGATTCCTGAACTGGAAGCGCGACGAGCCTGAAGAAGTGAAGCTACTCCATTGCTCAGGTAAGCGCTGGGAGTTTGATGAGCTCTATGCACACCTTGGGGTTAGTGGGAAGCGGGATGCTGGGCCCGAAGGCAACTCCACTATCGATAAGTTAACACAAGAAATCTTACGGGGTGAGCATCTCCACGGGCCAATCCGTACGCTGATGCTAGTCTATGCTAACAAAGGCTTAGACAAAGTCGTTAACAGAAACATCTGCACTGGCTTAATCGGTTTGTGCCCTGATGACGCAAAGAGGCATAAAGCGTTACACGACCTAGAAGGTATGCTTAAGGCTACCTACGACAAAGTAAATGAAGAGCAAGAGATCCACGGCCCGATTGTCTTCAAGAAACAAGATGAGATATTTCTTGAATGGCCGCCTGGGTTAATGGGTGAGTTAGCAAGAGCGGCTAACGACTTTGCTGTAGTGCCTAACAAGATCAGATCTATCATGACTGCGTTAGGCTTAATAGCGGGTATAGCTGGCCGCAGATACAATATCTCGAGAGCTGGCTTAAACATCTATGTCAACCTGATGGCCACCACTGGTTCTGGGAAAGACGCGATACGCAACTTCTGCTTCCAAGTACTCTCAGACAATGCCATCCTTGGGAATACTGGGATAACCTTCCTTGGGTCACAGAATTATACGGGCCCCAAACCTTTGTGGCGTGACCTCATTAAAAAGCCCTCAATGCTGGCTATCTTCACAGAAGCTGGCTTGCTTTATCAGACAGACTCAGGCGATAAGGTGGGCTTTCTGCGTGTATTGCTTGAGGTGTATGGCGCAAGCGGGAAGAAAGGCCACATGAGTCCAGAAGCGTATTCAAATGAAGCAGACAATCTGCCTATGCTGCGTGCGCCATCGCTAAGCGTGATCAATGAGGCAACTGAGATCTCGTTCAAAAAAGTGTTGCAAAAGCGTGAATCGCTAGAAACTGGCGATCTGCCTAGAAGCTGGGCATTCATATGCAAAGGGGCGCGGCCATATGATAACCCAAACCACAGCCAGCTTGCGCTGTCCGAAACTTTGTCTGACAGACTGCGTGACCTCTCCACAGACTGCTTCTCGCAACAAACAGCAACAGTACCAGAAGTAGTTGAGATAGCTGTGCCAGAGTGTTATACAGCATACTCACATAAGCTTGTAGACGAGCAAAATCGCTTGCAAGCAGAAGGCGACAACCGCTACCTAATGTACACACGCGCTGGCCTGAAAGTGCTAAAGGTGGCTGGCATTATAGCAGCACTTGAAGGTAGTCTTAAGATTACGCCTGAAGTATGGGAATGGAGCACTAAGCTGCTGGATTACGAAATGGCTGGTATTGCCCCACTACTAAGCAACGACTCAGCAATGGATGATGTCAGAGACGCTGCGCTCAGAGTACTGGCCAAGCTTATAGCCGGTGGTTATCACGGTCCTAATGTTGAAGTAGACATAGAGCTACGCAGTAAGAACAGATTCAAGGAGTCCCCTTTCAAACAAGTGTGTGAGCGTGTCTCGCTTATTAAGTCATTCGCTGATCCACAGCACCACAGCAACCCTAAATCAGGTGCAAAAAAGATCCTCATCCATCTACTAGACGAAGGGTATATCAAAAAGATAGACCACTTAAGTAAAGGCAGAACTGCAGTATATGAACTAACAAAGTTAGCAAGAGATCGTATCAACCAAATCGTTGAGTAAGGCCCACCTTGGGAAAGGGCGTTTCACGTGGAACGCCGATACATAATATGGCAAAGGATTGCCGTGTAAACGATTCGTGTATCAAAAACGTTAATACTAAGAATTGACAAATTTAATTTTACTTTCTTGGCAAAATAGAATATTATACGCATTCGATTGAGCAAAACGAGACGCATGATGAAAACGTACAAATGTACGACAAGCAAAACTGTGGTAGAGAAGCCCGATGATTTCCACTGTGACGTGTGTAAGGAAGAAGTTGGTAGTGTGATGTTCGACGCGCGCACCGTTAACGGTCAGTGGGCGTGGATGTGCATCGACTGCTTCTGCGAGCAAGGCGTTGGTCTAGGCATTGGCAAAGGTCAAAAGTACATGGAGATTAAATGATCATGAAGTGGTCGGTAACGCTGATGCTGGAAACTGAGAAAAGCGCCAGCATCTGTTACATGTTGAGTAACATCGTGGCTAAAAACGAAAAAGAGGCAATCAACAATGCAATAACAGAGGCTACCAAGCTGAAATACACGATGTCTGTCAAGGCATTCGAAGTGGCAAACGTTGAACTGCAAAAAGAGAGTATGCACTGATGCATATAGGCGATAATCCAAACCTGCATCAGCCGGGTTATTATCTGGTCTACGAAGTCAAAGAGGTGAGGCTAATAACGCTACTGAACAGTGATACTGAAGTGTCATCTATAGGCTGCTTCAAGTTTGTTGGGCCGTTTGGTGACAACGAAGCGGCTGAAAAGGCCGATATCCACAACGGCAAAATAGATATCGTAAAAGTAACAAAAGAAGGCACCGTAAAATGGCTAATGACCTCGTCGAAGTGACCAGCAATCAGCTTGTTAGCCCTACCTGGGAAAAGCAGTGGGCCAAGAAGCTGACCAACAGCGGCGTCAAGCGGAAAGAGTGGACGATCAAGCATGCGCTTGACATCCACAACTTCTATGAAGATGCCAAGACGCACGAGGCAGCTCTGCCTGCCGAGCTGAAGATCTACGCTCGTGCCAAGCTCAATGAGTGGCTGGGCTACAGCGAGTCAGCTGTCAGTCAGTGGCTCGGCGCTGGGCGGTTCCTGGCTGATCTCGATGATCAGGCTGCGCTGCTCGGCAGAACTAATGAGTTGCCTGGAAGCACACGCGCTCTCTATGAGCTCAGCACGCTGGATCCTGACCAACTGCAGCTTGCTTACGACGCTGGCCTGATCAGCTCGTCGACTACTGTGAAAGAGGTCAGCGAGTTCAAGGCTGAGCTTAAGGCTAAGAAAGCGTTGGAAGAACCGGCTAAGGCCGAACCTGCGTCCAGTATCGATGAAGGCTCTCTTCTGTTCTTTCAGTACGACGGCAAAATCCCTTCCTGGATCGTAGGCAAGATTGAGGACATGGTCCATGAGCTGGGCGAGGAGGCCGTCAGGGGCACGCCAACGATGAAGTTCCCCCTGGACACAGGCGGGACCTGGGTGATGACCCTCTTCAATGATCTGTGGGAAGGCACGTTCATCCCCAAAAATGCCCCCCAAGTGGACGACCTCCCAAGGGAGGAGAAACCCACGAGGCCCAGTGCTCCAGCTGAAGCGGCGGCCGCTGACCAGCCCTCCTTGGGAGTAATGGTTAGCCCGGCTGTGGCCAAGCATCTTGGCTTGCTGGGTGTCAATCTCAAGAAAGGCTACGTCGAGAAGTGGGCACTCGAGGCGCTCGTGCAAGCCGCCTACAGTGCGTACACCAGCGACGACCTGAAAATCGAAGCGGCTGAGGCAGCCGAAGAGCTCAAGAGGAAGTAAGCAATGCCAACCATAACTAAAGCGACTAAGACTGACGTAGTCTACAGTCACGATGAGATTAAAAGACTGCTGTCTTGGGAGGCATTTGGTCATTATGACGCAGATATATTCCTGACAACGATCAACGATGAGCCGGCTATCTGCGTAACTGAAACTGTGGAAACCGAATCCAACGAAGTTTCGTTGCGCATGCGCAAGTAGTCGGTTCGCGAACGCGAATTACACAACCCGTGTACACCGTAACGCAAGAGTGGGCAAACTGTGTATTAGAAAATTTAATACTTGCTATTAGTATTTTCTAGTATACAAGGAGACTAAAATGCCGTAAAATATCATTTCCAAGTCGAAACAACCTAAGGTGAAATCAAATGGCTGAAGAGAACGAAATGAGCAACGAAAAGGTCACGGCAATCTTTACTGAGGCGCGTGAAGCCGGTCTGGACAAGAACAAGACCATCATGAAGATGGTTATGGAGGGCGACATTGACGTCACCTCCGCTGTCCGTGAGTACCAGCGTCTGGCCCGCGAGACCGGTCTGATCCTCGGCGCAAAAGAGCGTACGATTCAGGTCGACACGATGCTCGACGAATGCGATCTGACCGATGCCAACGTGCGTCGTGAGATGATCATCCGCATCGCTGACAAGTTTGATGTTAGCGAGGCGACTGCCGCCGCGCACATCCGGACCTACGCCGAGAAGAAGGACATCGAGCTGCCGCAGGCCCAGCGTACCTCCCTGGAGGATATGGTCCAGTTCGTCAAGGAAAAGCTCGACGAAGGCATGGAGCGTTCCAAGGTCGTCGAAGAGCTCCAGAACGAAATGGGCTATACGGCTAACAGCGCTGCGTCGGCCTACAGTCGTGCTACTCGCGAGCTGGGTATCAGCACCGGCCGCGCTGGCGCCACCGTGCCGATCGATGTCCTGGTCAATGTGGTTCGTGCCAACAAAAACGCCGGCCGCAAGCAGCTGACCAAGGTGATCCACGAGCAGTGCGGTTACGCCGAAGCCACTTCCGGTGCCTTCGTGACCTACCTGAACTTCGCCCAGGAGTATGCGCGTCAGGAAGTCGAAGCGTACAAGGCCGGCCAAGCCTAGTCCACCCCCAAGGGCAGGGACGCCCACCCTCAAACAGAGTAAAGCCTAAATGACTAAGACAGAACGTGAAAATGCATTGTTGGATGAATGGCTCAAAGCTCGCCACGCTCTCGAGCTAGCTAAGAAAGCGGAGCTTCTGCTTCGAGACAAGATCACGCCCGCGATCCTCCTTGGGAAGACCTTGGGCTCGGCCACTGGCATGTACGGCAGCCACAAGATGACTGCTACCGCGCGCCTGAACTTTACCATTAAAGCTGACACGCTGAAATTGAGTGAAGACAGGCTAACGATGGTTTGGGACGAGCAACAGGAACTCTGGGACAACCTACCTCCTGAAGAGCTGGAGGCAATCGACTGGAAGCCTAACCTCAAAGAGGGCGTCTACAAAAAGCTGCCGGCAGACGCCAAGCTTCGCTCGGTCGTGGTTGTTAAGCCTGGCCAAGCGTCATTGGAGCTTAAAGCATAATGGCACTTGCAGACTACTACCTGTGTGACGTGTGCGGCTGCAAATGCTTTTATGACTCCAACCTGAATTGGGAGTGGCCAACCAAAGATAATCCGATACCGGCAGAAGAGCTAGTTAAAGATACCAATCTCAAGTTGGACTACTGCGGAGACATGGCAGCCATTTGCCGCAAGTGCTCTATGACCCATGAGATCAAGGTGGAGCTAAAAGCATGACCGACTGGAAGCGTGATAAGTCTTCGCGAGAGAACATGCTAAGGCAACGTGAAGAAAACCGGCGCCGCAGCATACTAATAGCAATCTTATCCTGGATAGCAGCAGCCGGCATTGTGGCGCTGTTCATCATGCTGGCATTCTGGATTTGACATGGCTATAGAGCTCTCGTCTACTAAGCGAGACGTCCACTTCGTCAAGCTTACTGTCTACGGGCAGTCTGGTACAGGCAAGACAGTGCTATGCTCAACTGCTCCCAAACCACTCATCATCAGTGCTGAAGCTGGCCTGCTGTCTCTTGCTGAAATGGATATTCCTGTTATCGAAGTGACAAACTTCGACGAGATGAAAGAGGCCTACTCCTTCGTTAAGAACAACGGTGATGATTTCGAGACCATCTGTCTTGATAGTATCAGCGACATAGCAGAGCAAGTACTCGATGCCAAGTTACTGAATCTGCAAAAGAAAGCAGATGAAGACGGCAAGAAAGTTGAGCCTAGACAAGCATACGGTTCAATGGCCATCGAGATGATGCGCCTAACACGTGCATTCCGTAACCTGGATAAGCACGTTGTATTCACAGCCAAACAGGGGTATATCAACGATGAAGTAGCTAAAACTTTGCGATTCGGGCCTATGCTGCCTGGTCAAGTCTATACCAACAACCTGCCTTACCTTATGGACCTGCTGCTGTGCTTGCGGGTTACTAAAGACGGCGAGCGTTGGCTTATGACACAGCCAGACTTGCAGTATGCCGCTAAAGACAGATCAGGCAAGCTCGAGAAAGCAGAAAAGCCTAATCTCCAAGACCTCTTTAACAAAGTGATGAGTAAATAACCATGGCTCAATTCAAGTTCAATGTTGCTGATGCTCCTGCTGGTGGTGGCTTCGATCCTATCCCGGCTGGCCGCTATAACGTCGTTATCACCGACAGCGACCTGTGTGACACCAAGGCTGGCGACGGCCAGTACATCAAACTCACCTTCAAGGTGCTGGAAGGTGACTTCTCTGGTCGCTTGATTTGGAGCAATCTGAACATCAACAACCCCAATGAGAAGGCGGTTGAGATCGCTCAGCGTGAGCTGGCTGCTATCTGCGCTGCGGTCGGCCTTCCTGCCATCGAGGAAGACACCGCTGAGTTGCACGGCATCCCGCTGAGCGGCATGGTCAAGATCAAGCCCGAGCAAGGCGGCTACCCGGCCAGCAACACGATTAGCGGCTTCAAGGCAGCTGTTGAGGCCAGCGGCGAAGAGGCCCCCTGGAGCTAAGCATGCAGCAACCAAAAATCACCGGATATCGGCAGCTGAATGAAACTGAGGCCGCCTTGATGAACGAAATCAAGGCCGAGGGCGAGCGGTTGCACGCGCTCTATCTGCGTGTATCGGGATACCTCAGTACAGAGCGTGAGCTTAAGCAAGCAGCCGCTGCTGCCTCTAAGCTTGCCCCCAATGATGAGGGTAGCGTAGCAAGCCAAGAGCTTCGTCGGTTCAATTCTGCGCATCCAGGCCGGTGGGCCTCTATTGGCTTGACGCATCTGCAAGAGGGGTTGATGGCCCTTACTCGAGCAGTAACTCAGCCCAGTAGCTTTTAACTAACCACCGCTGCCAAGGACGGCGGCGCAAGAGAGCGCAATGCACAACACATTCAACACACTTCCGCTAGAGAAGCCTACTGATGTGCTGACCTTGATCAGGTCAGTAGAGCAGTGGGAGCTCTTATTTGCCCAGTTTACGCAGTCGAGAAAAGCGGATCCGAGTGCGCGTAGCTGGATGGTGACACTGTATGGTGTAAACATACCTCACAAGGGAGAACAATCGTGACTAACAAACAAACCTGCCCATTGTGCGAGCGTGAGCTAGCCTTAGCTAACTTCGACACGTACAAGAACAGAACCACTGGTGAACGCAAGCATGTCATTGTCTGCTATGACTGCCGCACCAGAGTCAAAAACAGCTACAGGCACCTTCATACCATCCGCGAAAACGCCAATGGCCAAATTTAGCTACGACGACCCGATCAACACGCTGATAGAGGCCAAGCGCGTTGCGGCCGTCCCAAGGGGATACCTAGGCATGTCCCAGATGGGGCACGAGTGCTCCAGGTACCTCTATTACGTGCTGCACGGCAAAGGCTCAGCGTCCTTCTCGCCTAGGACCATGCGCATCTTCGAGCGTGGTACCTGGGAAGAAAACCGTGTTATCAAGGATCTCGATAACGTGGGCCTGTATGTTTACAACATCCAAAAAGAGGTCTCCATCCTTGGGGGAGAGGTTAAAGGCCACATTGACGGCATGGTAGACTGGCAAGCACGGCCGCACTTGCTAGAGATCAAGACGATGGCCGATACATACTGGAAGTTGTTTGCTAGGAAAGGCGTGAAGATTTCGCACCCAGGTTACTATTGGCAATGTCAGTTCTACGCCACTGAGCTTGGTGTTGCCGACATTATCTTTGTGGCTGTAAACAAGAACACAGAGATGCGCAAGTTTGAACACCTTAAAGCAACAGGTGAATCCTGTGTCGATAGGGCAATCGAGATCATCGGTGCATACGAGCCGCCACCGCGTATAGGTGGCTGTGACTGGCATGTATGTAAGCTGTGCGGCTTGAACGAGTATTGCCACTTTGAAGATACCAGCCCTTAGGCCGTACCAGCGGTCTGCTGTTGTTGCTGGCTTTGATTACTTCAAAGCTGGCAATAAAGGCAACCCGCTTATCGTAGCCCCAACAGGGTCCGGTAAGAGCTGGATCCTAGCTGGGTTCATCGCCGAAGCATATCGGCTTTACCCTGAAGAGAAGATCCTTGTACTGACGCATACAAAAGAAATCATCGATCAAAACCTGAAGATTTTGCAGAAGCTGCTGCCACCCCACCTAATAGGCGTGTACAGCGTTGGGCTCGGCTACAGGCAAGTGCGGCAGTTCACCATTGCATCAATACAGTCAGTTTACAAAAAGGCTGAGTTGTTCCAAGACGTCAAGCTAATCATAGTTGACGAGTGTCATCTAGTTCCTCCCAAGGGAGAGGGCCGCTACCTAACCTTCCTTGGGGAAATGAAGCACGCCAAAGTGCTAGGCATGACCGCAACCCCATTCCGCCTTGGGACTGGCCTGCTGACTGACAACCACATCTTCGACCGGATCGTATATGATATCAAGCTGCAAACACTAATAGACCTGAAGCAGCTAGTACCGCTGTCTACAAAAGCAACTGAGTACGCAATAGACACGTCTGGACTGAAAATAGTCGGAGGCGACTACTCTAAGCTCGAACTATCAGATCGTGTAGATAGGCAAATAGTGACTGAACGCATCGTAGCGGAGCTGATAAAGTTCGCCGGTACATTCAAGTCTTGGCTAGTGTTTGCAATCGATATAGCACACAGCGAGCACATAGCAGCAGAGCTGAGTAAGCATGGCATAGTGGCAGCAGCTATCCACTCTAAACTAGACATCGACCGAACGCCGCTGCTTGAGCTCTTCAAAGAGGGGCACATCCAAGCGCTAGTGTCAGTTGAGACGCTGACTACGGGCTTTGACGCACCTAATGTGGACCTCATCGTAATGATGCGGCCTACGCAATCGCCTGTGCTACATGTACAAATGCTTGGTCGCGGGATGCGTCCGTATGAAGGCAAAGAAAAGTGCCTAGTCCTAGACTTCGCTGGCAACGTGTCTCGCCTTGGGCCTGTAGACGAGGTCTGTGTATCAAAAAAGACACAGGGAAAGAAGAAAGGCGGATTGCCTATGACGAAGACTTGCCCTACCTGTAAAGAGGTAGTGGCAATCTCACGCAAGAACTGCCCGGCTTGCGGGCACGAGTTCAAGTTTAAGACTAAGCTGGCCATCGTGCCGGATGCAGGTAGGGCGCTAGCTAGTGAAGCACCGCAAGTCAAGATAGTGTCAGTCAAGAGCGTACGCTTTACCAAGCACCACAAAGCCGGTAAGCCGCCTTCAATGAAAGTAACATATCACTGCGGGCCAGTTACCTTCTACCACGAGTGGGTAGCGTTTGAGCATGAGGGCTGGCCCAGACGGCGAGCAGAGCAGTGGTGGATTAGATTTGCCAACAACGAGGTACCAGACAGTGTAGATGAAGCATTAGACAGACAAAGCGAAATAAGCAAGCCTAAAGAACTACGCGTGATAATGGCAGGTAAGTACCCAGAGGTGATAGCTAAATGAGAATGAGTGAGTACATGCAGCAACAGCGTGAGCTGCAGCAAGAGCTTGGCGAACCGATGGGCCACGGTGACGCCGCAATCAAAGAGAACATCTTGGCTTTGATTGTTGAATCCACTGAGCTGCTGCAAGAAATCAACTGGAAGCCATGGCGCAAGACTCAAGTCAAACCCTCCCCAAGGGAAGTCATACTGGGCGAAGTCCTCGACCTTATGCACTTCTATACTAACATCCTTAACGAGCTCTACGTAACCGAAGAAGAGTTTGATAAGGCGTGGTTTGAGACCAACCGTAAGATCCGCAAGAGGAACGCAAATGGGTACTGAAGAGATTTTGGCGGCACGTGGCAAGACGCACGGCAGGTTCGAAAACTTCTCTAGCATGTGTCAAGCCCTGAAAAGCACGATGCAGATTTCGAATAACTGGGACGTACTGCCGGATACGCACAAGGAAGCGCTCGAGATGATCTGCCACAAAATGGCACGTGTGCTTGAAGGCAACTTCAGCCACAAAGATCACTGGGACGACATCGCTGGCTACGCCACGCTGGTAGCTAACACCTTGGCTGACGAACCGCACGAGTGCTGCGGTAAGTGTAAGTAACAACCAACCGCGCCAGGGACGGCGCAGGAGACAGACATGCCTAGAAGATTCAAGCACAACAAAACCGGTAATGTGTATCTATACCTGTACAAAGCCTTAGATACTACTAACAACAAGCCACTGCACACCCGTTGGATGGTAGTCTACCAACCGGTAGACATCAATGCCGACCTTCGTATCTACGTACGTGAAGAGCAAGAGTTCCTGAGCAAGTTCACAGAGATCTGACATGCGTAACTACCTAGATTTACTTGACAACGTTTTAACCTATGGCTTAGAGCGGGAAAGCCGCGCGGGCCCCACCTTGGGAATCTTTGGCGAAGTGCTTGAGTTCGACTTGACCGACGGCTTTCCTGCCGTGACTACTAAGAAGCTCAACTTCAACGCAATTGCTGACGAGCTTGCTGGTTTCCTTCGCGCTGAGACCGATGCTAGCAAAATGGGATCCAAGATCTGGAAGGCAGATGCGCTACGCTGGTATAACGAAGAGGGTAGCAAGAGCAGTGGCCCAACAGATATGGGAATAAACTATGGAGTGCTTTGGAGGAAGTGGCCTGCATATTACTATTCCTGTCAAGTAGACCAGCTGAGGGAAGTAGTAGACCGCATTAAAACCAACCCTACAGACCGTCGGCTAGTGGTAACTGCATGGCATCCTGAGTTCATAAAAGACACTTGTCTTCCTCCTTGCCACTACGCCTACCAGTTTTATGTGGCTAGCAATGCCTACGGAACGTACCTTGACTGCATAGTGCACATGCGCTCAGTAGACTGCTTCCTTGGCTTGCCATTTGACATTGCATCTTACGCGTTGTTGATGCATATTGTGGCGCAAGAGACAAAGTTAAAACCTTGCAAGCTAATTATGACACTTGGAGATACGCATATCTATAAAGGTCATACTGCACAAGTAAAAGAACAGATCAACCGTATCCCATATGCACTCCCAAAGCTGATATTGCAAGAAGAGGCTACTATTGATAACTTTGCTGGAAGCATGGCTGCACTTGCAAACTATACTCACCACTCGGCAATCAAAGGTGACCTTTATGTCGGATAAATGGGACAAACGCTGGCTGCTACAAGCCAGAACAATGGCTCCGTGGTCTACAAACCCTGGAGGTAAGTCTAGCTGCATATTAACCGATGTAAATAACCGCGTGCTAGGCGCCGGCGTTAACGGCTTCCCCAAGGGGATGGATGACGTGGCAGACGAGTTCCGCCATCACTTGATGATTCACGCCGAAGTTAACGCACTGCTAGCTTGCCGTGATCAAGTGCACAACGTCTACGTTTATCCGTATATGCCTTGCTCTAAGTGCGCGTCGCTCTTAGTGCAAATTGGGGCTAAGCGGTTTATCAGCGTGCAGGACGCGGCTGAGCATTGGCGCCCAGAGCTAACAGCACTACTGGCAAACCGCTACTTGATTGAGCGGGTCTGGATAACTGAGGAAGAACTAGATGATACCATGTGATAGTGTAGTTAAAAATGGCCACGTGTGCTGGTCTTGCATGAAGCCAGACGATCAAAAGTACGGGCCGCCTATCACAGACTTTTGTATGGTTTGCGGCCATCGCGGAGAGGGCAAACAAGCTATACGCAAGCCGAACGACTTAGGTTCGTTTACAGTGGTGCCAAAAGATGATACCATGTGACTTTCCAGCCTTCTCGACAATCAAGCAACTTGGCTTTGATCTCGAGACCAGCGATCCGTATTTAAAAGAAGCCGGTCCTGGCTGGGGACGAGGCGTCGGCTACGTCCTTGGGGTGGCCTTGGCCGTCGACCATAAGACTGCCTGGTACGTGCCAGTCGGCAAAAACCCTGACAGCGATGTTGTAGGCTGGCTCAAGGACCTGCTGGCCCACCCCATACCCCTTATTGGAGCGAATTTGCAGTACGATCTAGGGTGGATCTCTGAGTTAGGCATTTACCCGGCTGGTCCTGCTTACGACATTCAGTTCGCTGAAGCGTTGCTCGACGACGTACAACTCGACGACTACGGTAGGCACATCAGCATTTCGCTAGATGCGCTAGCTGAAGAGTATCTTGGTGTGCGTAAAGCATCCAACGAGTTAGAAGCCTACACTAAGGAACGGTGGCCTTGGCAGAAAGACTTCAGGGAAAACTTGTACCGCTGCCCAGTAGAGATGGTGGCGAGATACGCCAAGCCCGATGCTATGCTACCCATTCGGATATTGCAGACGCAATGGGCCAAGCTCCAGCGCGAAGGATTGCTAGACTTGTTTAAGCTTGAGTGCGCACTGCTGCCTGTGCTGGTTAAAATGCGGCGGCGTGGCATGCCGGTAGACATGGACCGCGCGATGGAGACGCGTGACGAGATGGTGACAGCCGAGCAGATCATGCTGTTCATGCTACAGCAAAAAGCTGGCTTCGCGCTGAACGTCAACTCGCCCAAAGACTTGGCCACACTCTTTGACAAGACAGGTACTGAGTATGCACGCACTGCTAAAGGCAACCCTAGTTTTACTGCTGACTGGCTTGCTGCTTCAGACGCTCCTATAGCACAAGAAGTACTTAGCCTTAGAAAGCTAATCAAGGCACGCGGCACCTTCATTGAAAATGCTATCCTTGATAAAGCGATCAATGGCATAATCTATCCATCGCTGCATCCGTTACGCAACGATGAAGGCGGCACAGTAACTGGAAGGTTTAGCTGCTCAATGCCTAACACGCAGCAGATCCCAAAGCGGGATGCGCAGTGGGCACCAATCATTCGTCGAATCTTCATACCGGAGGAAGGCTATAGTGGATGGGCATCACTTGACTACTCACAGATTGAGTATAGATTCTTTGCACACTTTGCAAATGATCCCGGACTACTGGAAGCATACGCTTCTAGAGACGCCGACTTCCACGACATCGTGGCAGGCATTATCGGGCTGGACAAGAGTATGCGGAGAGCCGCCAAAGACATTAACTTTGGTCTACTCTACGGAATGGGAAAGGGTAAGCTTGTTAAGAAGCTTTCAGCCTTATTCCTGACGGAGGCCAATCCCCAAGGGAGGGCGCTTGAGATCTACAACACGTACAACGAGCGCTTCCCTGCCGCCGGGCGTCTGATGAAAGAGTGCGCCAAGCTAGTATCTCAAGATCCGTACGAGATTACAACCATCCTTGGGAGGAAGTCACGCTTCAAGCTCTGGGAACCGATCCAGCGCAAAGAAGATGACAAAGCGTATCCGCTGGCCTTAGCTCGTTCTAAGTACGGCTCAGCCATCAAAGTAGCTGATACGTACAAAGCCATCAACAGGAAGCTGCAAGGCAGTGCGGCTGATCTGATGAAGAAGGCAATGGTTAATGCCATACCAATCTTTGAGCAGATCGGGTATCCGCACATCACTATCCACGACGAGCTCTGCTTGTCTTACCACCCTGACTTGGCAAAAGGCTTTGCTGAGCTACAAGAGTGCATGGAGTCAGCAGTTAAAATCAACGTGCCTATCTCGGTAGGCCTAGCTGTCGGCGACGACTGGTCACTAGCGAAATGAAAACACCAATGTCAGAAAAGACTGAAGCAGTCAAAAGCATGATTGAAGGGCTGTTCCCTGGTACCAAAGAGCACCTTGCTAACAAGCGGTGCCCGCTGTGCCACGAAGCAATTGGTGAGTTCAGAGACTCAATGTCCATGCGTGAGTATGAGATCTCTGGCATGTGCCAAGACTGCCAAGACAAGATCTTTGGGAGGTAGCTATGAAAGAGTACCTGGGCGCTGATGTTTGGGCCGATAGCTGCGACAAGAATCTAAGGCTGTCGGCTTGCGGCGACGTCATACACCTGAGCCCTGCTGTCTTTAAGGCCCTTGTTGAGTTTGCGGAGAAGCTGGCCGACGCAGGCCTCTTCTATATCGAACCCCCAAGGGATGAGGTTGACTGCCCGTCCGATTTCACAAAGGGTACCTGGGACTAAGCCCTTGATTTCTAAAGAGTTTCTGGAGGCGATTGCGGCCACGGATGGCCTACGCGCAAATAGCAAGCCAAACCCCTTGGAAAGCAGGTTTTAGGAGACCCTGGCAACGCCGATAACCAGCGGCTGTTCGCACGCGCGAATGACGATAAGTATATCGCCATATTCTAACAAACAACCCGTGTGCTCTAGCAAGGTAAAAAAGAAGCCCCTGGGGGGAGGGGCTAAAACCAGGTCATGGCGCGAAGGAGGAAACTAGTCGTTGCGGTCTAGTATAGCCGGGCCGAGTAGACCACCGCCAAGGATGGCGCGCTCTCTTGCACTGGCATTATACAAATTGTTCATTCCGCCAGTCAAATAACTCTGATACCAAAATGGCGCGGTAATAGCCCTGCCAGCGTTAAGCAAGTTGTGCACAATACCTACTTTTGGTATAATGTCTGTTGTTCTTCCTAAGTCTTTAGATACCGCATTAGTCATAATAAACGAGCCGCGGAAACTCTTCTGCTGGTTCTGCAAAAACCTTGCCGCTCGTGCAGCCTCTGATTCTGGTGCAATACGCAAAAACGCACCAGGTGGCACATCATCACTAGCCTGTACAGTCCTATCCCTTAGTAACCGCGTAGCAATCCTATTGCGCTCTGTTGCCGCCGCGCGCTCAACCAACAATTCTGGAGTCAACCCCCTTGGGGTAGGGATGGCAGTGATCAACCCTTCGTAATAGTCAGCCAGCGGCATGCGGTTAGCAGCCAGCGCACGGTCTCTTGCATCAGTAAGCACGCTACGTGCAGCCGTAGCTTGATCAGCCCAATTAGGCACCACACGCCCACCAGTGTCCAAGCTGCGCCATAGGTCAGCGTGTTGGTTAGCGCCTGGCGGTAACTGCCGTCGCCCAGTAGCAGCTAAGTAACCGGCACGCAGCTGCGCAGGAATAGTCTGGTCTAGCGTATACGGAGCGGGCCGCACACTATCATTAATCTCGTGCACTCGTTGTCCTGACGTGTCACGTGCGCCATGCAGCGATTCAACGTCTAGTTTACCGGTGGGTGAGGTTATGCCAAGCTCGTTTGCCACTTCAATATTAAAGCGACTTTGATTATTAGCCATTAAGTCATCAAATGCACCGGCCGTCTTAGGGTTAGTTCTGACTGCGTTGTCAAGCATCTGTTCTTTAGTGTTACCAGATACAAGCCCGGGGTTAACCCAGTACCCTTTCTGGTGCATCTCTTCCGTCAGCTGCCTGATGTTGGGCGGCTGCCGAGAAGGCGCCTTCATACCAGATGGCCCAGGTAAAAATGTCGCTACGCCACTAACCGCACCACCGAGAAAACCCAGCCCGCCACCAACAGCCGCGCCCTTCAGCGCACTTCCGCCTTCATCATAAGACTTCAACCCACCAGTAACCGCTCCGGCTCCAGCAGCCGCTGCAATAGGCAAGTTACCGGCCAACGGTACGCCGCCCCCAAGGGTGCCTCCGAGACTCCCAAGGGTGTTGCTTGTAGGTCGGATGCCGGCCGCCCTCCCGCCTCTAAGCATGGCGTACTCCAGCGCAGCTTGAGCCGCAATGTTAGTACCAATCTCAGCGGTATTAACAGCCCACGGGTTGGTCTGCTTATAGCTTGCAGCATCTACAGCGGCTTTACGAGAGTCGATAATACTATCAGGCACAAAAGGCGAGACAGCGTGCCGCAAGCCGGCAGACAGCGCCGCCCCTGTATCGGGCTCAGGCTTGTAAGTCATTGCGCCCGACATCTGGCCGGTTTTCTCAACAAGCTGCGTCAAGTCACCGAGAGCCACCTCGTCACCGCTAGACGCGCGTGAAGCCAAGTCAGCCACAGTCAATCCAGTCTTCTGACCAAACTGAGCCATGATATTATCCATGGCCAACGCCGACGCCGAGCGACCGCCAGAGTTAAGAGCCTTACCAAGCTTTAGAAAAGAACTGACATCCAATGGCTCAACAGGAGCATCAGCCTTGACCAAGCCAGCCGCGCGCATGTCCAAGTGGCCATTGGCCCGAAGCATCTCGATGATTTCTGCGTCAGCAGCCATACGTTACTCCGGAAGCAAGTCTGTTCTGCCGGCCTGCTTCATTAACTCATTCATGCGTTTGCGAGCGGCAAGCTGAGGCGCAGTGAGCTTAGCGGCAGGCACGTCACGATCAGAAGCCACCTGTGCGTCTGGCACCGAGTACTGCGCAGGTTGTGGGGCAGCTGCCGCAGACTGACCCCCCTGGGGTCCTGTGAAGTCAGGTGGTACTGGCGGCTCTGGTCGGCGTCCAGCTATCCATTCAATACGCTCTCCAAGGTATTTAGCGTTGGCACGAGACACTTGAAGATTATTCTTAAATACATCAGTTTCTTGGCCGGCGACAGGTAGCGTGGCCTTGATACGGTCATGCTCTTGTTCTGATACAGCCGCGCCGCTTATAAGCTGAGCCATTTCTTGCGCTATCTTATTTGATAGAGTAAGCGAAGCAAGCTCATGGTCAGATAGGTCTTTTACCACGTCTCCATTGCCGAGCATGTTGCTAATCCAGTTAGTCGCATTGATGCCGGCATTGACGCTCATACCTAAAAGATCGGTCTTAGTACGCCATTCTTTAACTTTACCACCAAGACCGGACAAGTCTGTGTCTGACGACATTTTTTCGAGTTGATCAAGTGAGTTAATAATAGTGGCGCGCTGGCCAGCTTTAACCATCTCTTCACTTGTAGGTTTAAGCTCAGATGAGCCTAACGGGCGTTTGACAGTATAGCCGACAGGCGAGTTAGGATCGGGATACATAGCCCCTTTTTCGTACTCACCAGGCTTCGCCCAGCCTAAGCTGCCGGGAGGCGCCGGCAGCACAGCTTGCTGATCCTTGCCAACATTGACTTGTGTCTTAGGCTGCGTCAGAATCTTTAGCATCATCTGCTGGTACTCAGGCGTGCCTGGGGTAAGGCCAGCGTTAATCAGCTGCTTGTCTAATGAGGTAAGATCGGTCCCTTTAGCCTTAATAGCAGCAACCATCAACTCCTTCTGGAACTGGTCCTTAGCAGCACGCTGCTGAAGCATGTAAGGGGCAAGCTCAGGCCTGCCAAGCTGCATCAGCAGATCGCCAACACCGCCCGTGCCTCCAAGCGCTTGACCGATAGTGGAGCCCCAGTCGGGGCCAGTGGGCATTTGCACAGGCTGTTGCGGCGACATAGGAGGTGGCGGCATTTGTAAAGGCATGGCTGGTACGGGCATCCCAAGGTTGGAGGTATCGCCGGCCATCCTTGCGTCAACCGGTTGCTGCGCGCGTTGGCTGCCTTTGATACCATAAAAGTTATTGCCCGGGGCATGCTTTCCCCAGCCAGTCTCTAGCGCAGACTGCCTTGCGCCAAGCTCTGCCAGATGATCGGGTGCGCCCTTGGCCAGTAGCTCCGCCTTACGTGTGGCCATAAAAGCTTGCTGCTCAGGAGTACCTGCCTGCATGCTTGCCAGCTTGGCGCCATAGTTTGGGTCTGTGGCATAACCGGACTTAGCCACCGCTGCAATAGCCTCGCTCAAGCTGGTGGAGCCGCGCACCCCTTGATAACGCTTGTTGCTAAGCAGCTTGAGGTAGTCATCGGAGGAGTCTGCAGGGCTTAAATACTGCCTGAAAGAGTCATCGACAGTTTGCATACGACCATTGATGTACTCTTGAGTTTTCATGGCTTAGCCCTGGCTGTAGCCGTAGTAAGCTGGGACTGACTGGTTAAGTCCAAACGACTGTTGCTGCATTTGCTGTTGCTGTTGCAGCCACCGTTGGTAAGCCAGCTCTTCTTCTGACGGGCCTTGCTTTTGCTGCGGTTGTGTAAGCCGTGCGTAAGCATCGGGATCTGATTGCTGCAGAATAGCCAACCCAGTATTGGGTGCAGCCTTGCCCCACCAAGGTGCTGCAAACGCACCTTGCATCCAGTCAGGAGCAGCCGTAGAAATGTTAGTAGTTGGCACGTTGTAGCCAAGCCCATTCCAGCTCTGCTGCTGTGGCTGCTGCTGGTTATAGTTACCGAGCTGCTGCTTGTACTGCTGAAGTGTGTCTAAGATGCCCATGATTATTTAGCCGCGGTAGTTGCAGGAGTACGATACTTCTGCCATGCGTCAGCCAGTAAGCCGCCTACTTGTATGCCAGTGTTCAACCCAGCACCTGCGCCATACAGGCCAGCCTGCTGCTGCGTCATGTAATTGGGATTAGGCGCTGTACCAGTGCTAGTCTGCGTACCGTAGGGTTGGTACGCGCTAGCCATATTGGTGGCCATCTGGATACGTTGCTGCGGCTCTTGGAACATCCAGTTGTATCGCGAGATCTGATCTTGCAGGGCTGCGTTCTGGTAGGCCTCTACGGTCTGACCGCCTAGCATGTTAGCTGCTGCAGCGTTGCCTTGTGCAGTTGCACCTGTCTGCATGTAGCCGCCTGCTTGACCTTGCAAAGTGGCGGCATTGCCGAGTTGCGCGCCAGCCTGACCCATTGCTTGACCAGGCATAGTCAGGTTGTTAAGCATATTACCGGTTTGGTTTAACGCGCCCTGCTGTGCATTAAGCCCCTGACCGTAAGCGTTCAGCATGGTAGATGCGTTTGTATTGGCAAGCTGCTGTGAGGCTCGCTCCATACCTTGTGCCTGGGCAATGCCTTGCCGGCTACTCCCAAGGGCGTTAACTTGCTGTGCGCCCTGATTAATAGCTGGCAGCCAGTCTTCTTTAAACGCTTGGCCCACTTGCTGACGGTTAGCCGCTAGCTGCTGCTGAACGTAAGGGTTGTTAGCCACATCAGCAGCATTGCTAAGCATCCCGTAGTTTTGCTGCTGCTGCCCTAGGTAGCCGCCCATCTGATCAGCGGACTGGGCATAAGCATCAGCGCTAGTCTGATAGTATGGAACACCAGAATTAGCGGTCTTAGCCGCCTGTTGATAATATGGTACAGATTGGTTAAGCAACCCCGCTTGCTGCCCTAACTGAGCTACCCCTTGCTGCGTCATCCCACTTGGGGAGACGTAAGTCTGCCCCGGGTAGTACGGCTGGGGCGATTGCATCAAGTTCTGCGTCTGCGCTCCGGCGTAGTTGAGGAACGGCTGCGCAGCAGGGTTGATTGATGCTTGCTGTGTCTGGGTAGTCTCGTTAGTAGGAGACACGCTTTTGGCCGCCTTCTTTGCAGATTGGCTTGCCATGTAGGCGCTAACCAAACCTGCGCCGGCTACTATCCAAGGCATTAGAGTGCTCCTAGTTCGGCTTTGATTTGTTTGATAACGTCGATTGACGGCGTTACATTAAACTTACGCAGCTGCGCGTGCCTTGCCAAGTCAAAATGATGCTTGCGCAAAAATGTCCAAATATCCCTGGCCCGATCTGGATCCATAAGCTGCTGCAACGTAACACGTTCCCAAGGGAGGCTGTGCCAGCGGTCGATTTGGTCTTTGCGCAAAATAGGCAGGCCCAGTTTTAGTAGCGACGCCTGCACCTCTGCTATGGGACGCTCGAGCAGTATAGTAGGCACGTCAAGTAGCCAGCCGTCAAACAGCCAACCGCCTGTGCAAGAGATACCACAACTAGTCGTCTGCTCCCAGTTATGGTAGTCGTTGTAAGATCTACACCACTCGTACGGGTCGTGAACGCACAGTAGCTTACCTGACGAAAGCCAGTTAGCTACCCAGCTAGTGCCAGATCTGGGCAAGCCAAACACTCTGAACTTAATCACAGCTTGACCCAAGCCCCAGCGCTGTAGCAGTATACGCCACGTCCAGCACCTGGGTTCCAGTTAGTACCATCTGCGAATCGAACCATGCCATCAAATAAATGCTCTGGCTCTGCGCTAAGTACGTCAAGATCCCAGATGCTTTGCTGCGCCATTGATACAGCTCTAAACTCACGCCTCAACCAGCCGACCAGCTGCTCGAGCTCACTTGGGGGAGTCGACGGAACGTAGACAAACCTTTTCATCGCTCACCAGCCCGTACCCAGTTGAACGTCAATCCAGCAAGCGACCAAGCGCCGTCCATCTCACTTTCAATACGAATGCAAGCCAGCCGTCCTGTCACTCTTGGGCAGAAGTGGTTATCTATGCCTAACTCAAATTGGTACGGCCCATCCCAGCGAACTGGGCTATTGAGCTCGTCCATGCCTCCTGCATAGAAGTTGACTGTGCCATAGCCCAGAACTTCGGGCCAAACTTCAGTCAGCATTACTACGCCGTCTGCGCCCTCGATAGCCATGCCAACACGCTCAGCTGCGCAGTACTTTACACGGCCTAAGCTGTCTGTATTAACTAGCGCGCCAAGACTGGCCCACCATTGCGTGTCTGCCTCATTGCTTTCAAGAACTAGTAGATCAGGAGTCGACGGCTGGTAAACACCCTTATTCCAAGAACCTTGGTTTTGCTGATCCCAAGGCATGCCAGGTTTAAAGGCGCCGCTGCCGCCACTTGACGGAGTACCAAGTTGATCCCATTGAAGGCCGCTTGAATAAGACACCAGCGCGGTAAGCAATGACGTTGCATTGTTAAGCTTACGCCTGCCCCAGGTATCTTGCTCCCAGTCATATGTAAAAGCGAATGAAAAGTTATTGTTGCTGTCCGCTGAAACGCCGCAAACGTATAGCGTGCTAGTAGGTTGGTGTACAAAAAGCCTTGTGCGCTCCCAGTACTCTTCGCTTATAGCATTAAATAGCGCTTTGCGAATCCTGCCATCGACGATAGATTTAGAGCTGTTACCGTCGAAGAACACAAGATCTGAAGTTGTGCAAATAACAACGCCACCTTGCATTTCAGCAAAGCCATGCTCAAGTCGGGTGCCAATGTTTCCTTTCAGTCGTGTGATCTGCATGACGTATTGCCCGCCAATCCAGTTCATGGCGTATACCGCGTCTTCCTTTACTATCCATAACGCGTCGCGAACCAGACACGCACCGACTATCTTGCCCGAGGTTTCCCCAAGGAGGTCGTCTCCCGCGTCGTTTGCTGCTGTGGGTAACCACTCTACAGGCAGCTCCCCCTCTGCAGCTGAGTTACTCCAACGTACTTTATAAAAGTATGAGTCAGTGCCCTCAGTCATTCCAAGAGCCACTAGGTAGTACTTATAAGCGCAAAGCTGGCGACACCGCCAGGCTGGGTCCCAGCCAGGAAGAATCTCTAGCTTGTGCGTGGGTCCTTGCCAGTAGAAGGCACCGCTGCTTGCGCTGTTCACTACTAACACGCCGTTTAGGTCAGCAAACGAGACGTGACCGCCAGTAAACGGTACAGTAGGCGTGATGTCTTCGTGCAAGCCGTCAAACGTATAGGCGTGTACAAACAGGCCATCAGAGACAAGCAGATAGTTTACTGAACCGTTGATAGTGAAAGTTTTACTGTGAACTGGCCGTATTGCAAAATTAAAAAGTTTGAACTCACCACTTACTGTTCTAACTTCGCCGTTTTTGAAGTAGCAGTTGTTGACGTTAGTCCACGCGTCGAATGGCGTCGATGTTACTACTGGATCTGTAATAAGACCGAGCTTGCCAAGTGCCGTTAATCGCTGTCTGCTCATTTGCACTCCCCGCACCTGTTAGTAGCAACCTCTACTTCGTCAGCGTTGCTCTTGTTCCATTCAGGATCTCTCACGTCGTATTTTTGTGGCGTAGGCATGGCTGGAGCAAGACAACCCACAGACGTAGAGCAAGGAGTGGCCCTGCCGGCAATGGCAAAGCATGCAACAGACGTTTGCCTAAACTTGATGATCCAGTCGTCAGTCGGGCACTCGCTTACGTTAGTCCAAGGCATTATTGCATACTAGGGGTTGCTGCAATGTTCTGACCCCACCCCTGGGCTTGGAGGCTCATCAGCCTCTCGCCAAACGCAGCAGCCCATAACGCGAGCCGATCATCATCCTTCAAGTATACGGCCAGCTCTTTTAGCAAGCCATAGACGTAGACATCAGCAAAGAAGCGTGCAACCCAGTTGGTGTCAGTCGGTAGAAGCAAAGGACACAATGAAGCAAAGTAGTCAATAATAAACGTTGCCGGCTCACTCACAGGAAGGTTTAATTCGAGTGCCACACCGCGATTTACATATCCGCGAGTCTGTGTGCCTACGATACCGGAATTAGGCGTGTACTCTTTCCAAACAGTATCTGCAGGACAGCGTAGCACTAGCAGCTGCATCATGTCGGCTGGCAATGGCAATCTACTTGTGCCGGCGACCAACGAATACTCAGCAGTCAATAAGTTTCGTGGATGCTCACGTAAAGCACGATTGAGCTCGCCCTCCACAACCCCAGTCAACAGCACTAGGTCGGGATCTGGCAGTGTCGGCCTATTAGAGTACAGCTTTACTGCGTTAAAAATATCAGTCCTATTCATGACGACAAATCCTTATGCGTGAGCAACGTCCCAAGGGTGGCGTTCCCGGCCAGCATAGACTCACGGAAGCTGTCAACGCTTGCCGCCGTCTGGCGCTGCTGCTGGCTATTTTCGATAAGCAGGATTGGTATCCAGGCAATGGCACACCCCTGCTGGTCGATCTCCTGCCCAGACTGCGGGTGTACTCCGCGCAACTGGACATTCCATAGACAAGACGGGCATTTGTGACCAAGGGGACAAGTCTTATCCATTACACACGCTCACAAAGAATGACATCCAGGTACCGTGGCGACCACGACGCCGCGCCAACATTATTGTTTGCTGGCACGCTAAATGGGTGTGTATGACCTGCTTCAGGAGCACCTGTGCGGCCAGATACCGAGTGGGCATGGTCAGCGCTTTGCCCACTTGTAATGAAGCTGTGCTGATGCGCTATAGAGGTCTGGCCGGTAACACCGCCGCTGAGAGCGTATCCGGCGCCAGATTGCACACCGAACCCGCCTGAGACACTGACACCATTAACATGACTGTGCGCTGCGTCTCCTACGTTAGTAGTGCCACTGTGCGTATGATTGACACTAGCACCAGTGGTTAGTATACTAATACCGTGGGTGTGACCTGCGGCCTCGACAGCGGTAGTACCAGTTTGCACACCATGATTGTGTGCCGCTACCTTGCTATTAACAACAGGGTCGTCAGTACCACCAGACACACCGCCCGGGTCGAGGGTGGCAACCACTCTAAGGCAGTTAGTGGCCAACAACCCAACTACACGCTGCCAGCCGACTGGTGGCGCAGCCATGTAGAAGACAGTACGAGTTCCAACAGGTACCACGCCTCTGTTGAGCTGATCTTGCGTTAAAGTAATGGGCCCAGTGACATTTGGAAATGTACGCTTAAGTACGTTCTTAATGCCGCGGATATGGTTGTCGCCAGCATCAGGCAAGTCGCTTCCGGCCGGCCAGTCAGCGTTAAGCGCGTCTATACTTTTTGCGCCGACAAGATCTTCAAGTGGCATGTTAACAACCTCTCCAGCGGGCGTATCCTTTGCGCACATCTATGTGCGTAAATGTCTGGTATGACCCAATGCCGTACTTCATTGGATATTTTTTGTGCAGATAAGCTTGCACTTGCTGAGGGCTCGCTCCTACCACACGGATGTCAGCAGCTGTTCCAAGAAGGTGCTGACTATGCTTCGCCCCTCCCACGCGAGCATTATGCTCAGGGCAACGATACCCAGACATAACCACGACCCCAGAATCATTAAAATGAATTCTGATATCCTCCAGAATAGCCAGTAACGACGGCGGAGTTCCTCTAGGCGAGCTTTTACCACAGTGATTACACGTAAACTCTTCGGCAAGGAAGTTCTCGCTAATTCTAGTGGCCACTGTTAGTGTCCTTTTATGAACGCGTAGATTTCTTCGCGATACGCCCAGGCCGAGGCGGCCAATGCCCCGAGACCAGCCGCCGATGCTGCCCACAGTTTGACAGCAAGATATTTCATTGTTCCCTTCTCGCGCTCAGAGTCTACCAAATGAGCAAAGTGTGACTCTGATAGCTTCTCTAACTTTGCCTCCACTGTGCGCTCTATACGTTCAATAGAATTGTTGAGCGTATTCATGGCGCTTGTATTGGCGTTCATTGCGGCCACAGTGGCCTTGTGGGCGTCATGAAGGCCTTTTACTTCATCCTCCACAAGCGCCAGCCTTTCGCTCAGGTTTGTGAGTGAGTAATGCTTAATTGCTTCGTCGCTCATGACATGCTCTATTGCTTATATGCGAACACTCTGAATGGCCTCGCCATTGACCACACACCAGATAAGATCGTTTTGCGCTACGATGGTCATGCTGTCCATCATCACTTGGGGATAAGCCCAGATGTGCTGCTTGGCTATGTTGAACAGCAGGTTGTTTTGCATATTGCCAAAGGTACGCGCCCAGATCAACTTGCGCTGCTCAACGGGCTGCTCAGGAAACACACAACCGGCCAAATACTGGATTTTGTCTGGCGGGTAGTTCAGCGTGTAAAGCGGGTAATCCATTGCTTTGTACGTGCTGAGCATGTCGTTAGCAATGATCCAGTCATACGCCTCGGTCATGATGAAGTCAAGGCTAGGGTACTTGTACTGCTCATTAGGCAGATTGATGTCTCGCATGATGCCCATGTCTGGATCATCAATAGTAGGCAGAAACACCAACGCAGTGACTTTGGCATTGGGCAATGCAGCTTTGATCGCGTCCCGGCACCCAAGGACAGAATTCCCAAGGGAGAGCTTGAGGAACGCCCGCATCTCGTCGTATGGTGAGCCAGTCTCGAGGTCCGCTTCTAGGACGGTCCCGAAGTCTACCATATACAGAGCAGGGTACGCTGCGTGGAAAGCATTGCGTGTCGGCATGTCGTAGAAGCACGGCTTCTGGGTCGGCGGGTTGACCCACCACCACGGCTCACCCACTTGGAGGTTAACTTCGAGGCCAGCGTCATCAGCCAGCTGCCCGAACGCAATCAGGCACTCTTGCAAATAAGCCATGGCCTCCGTATTACACGGGCTCATCAAATGGCTAGTCGGAGTATAGCCAGTAGCACTGGGGTTACCATCCCAATCACGTTGGATCCAATCGCCTACAGTTAGTGCTTGTGTTGGCATGATTAATGAACCAACTCTATTAGTTTGAATGTAATTGGGAGACCGAGAGTTACCTGAGTAGTAGCGTCTCTAGCAAACACAAAGACAGACGCTATCTGCAAGCCGACTTCGGCAGGAAGTGGCACGGTTACTTCACACTCTTGGGCAACTAAGTAGCCGTTAGCGGCACCTGGAGCGTCAGTAGCGTTTTGGTGCCAAGCGATAGCTCCTGTGCCGGTACGATAGCCATACCACCATACTGAGCGTGTATCATTAGCATTGAGACCAAAGTTTACTATTACCAAAAGGTAGCTTTTAGTGGCAGGTGCCGACTCAAGTAGGAATTTCAGATGCAGTCCATTCCAACTGCTACTTACTGTAGTCCACCAACTTGCACGTTCTGCTCTGCATACAAATGCAGTTTGTGTCGGAGTAGCGCCTGGATAAAGCGCTGTACCGTCATATCTAATCCATAGTGTGCCGTCATCAAGCCCTGTCGGAGAGCCATCACCAGATCCTGGAACAAAAGCCCAATGATCTTTGACGGGAGAGTTAGTTACCCAGTTGGAAGGCGCATAGCCACTGGGCGGCACGGCTTCCGGTTGCCCAGTTCTTGCATACTCACTAAACATCTCCATGCTGACAGACTGGATGACTTTATATCCGTATTGTTTAGCAAGGGCCAACAGTGATTGGTGCCATTTAACACACGGAGGGTTAATGAACGCCTTACCATCAGTCGCCTTGGGTAGCAGCATGCACTGGGCGCCGGAGTTCCAGTAACGGCCTGGGAATGCGCTCATGCCGACGTAATGGTTGATCCAACCACGATAACCCAGCTTGTGAAGATTTTCTACTACCCGCTGCGGGTTGAGGTCAGACATGTCGTCATAACTGGTGCTCATGCCGATATCATGAATCGGCACCAACGGAATGTTGAGCGTCAGTTTAGAGTTACTGCCAGTAACAACGCTGTTAGTAACACGGAAGTATCCGTTCTCTTGCGCTGGCAAAGCATCATCATTAAGTTTGTCATAACCACTAAGATACATGCCGAACAGCAGCTCGTCAATGTCACCGGCATAAACTGGAACAATCGGATCGAACCCGGCTAACACTGTGTTAAAATCAATAGTAGCAGTGCCTTGCCTGGTAGAGGCCTGCCCGGAGGGCATGTAGTTTTTAATAGCAATATAGTAGCTGATTGGATCGCCGGCCTCATCACGCCCCTTGAGAGTAAGCACGGCAGCATGCGTGTCTTGATTAAATACAGGCATCGTGGCCGACAGCTCAATGTCGAATGTCCACACCAAATTCCGATAATCACGATTGGTGGAGTACGCCAACAGAGCGTGATCTTTGGTGTCTTCCGATGTCCACATGACGCCGGAGAAATCACTGTATCGCCGGGAAGTGAAATCGCCTTGGAAACCGTTCAAATACGACGTAACACAGAAACTCATAGAGCGAGGACCGTCAGCCCTCCAATAGCGGCGATCGAATCGATCAATCTCTACAGTTGTTGAGTTGGGTAAGTATGCCTGGTACAGCGGATAATTATGGGTGTGGCCAACCGCCGCCGCCCCAATATTATCTAGCGCCTCTTCTGGAGTTTTGGCCCCATCAAAAACGCCGAATGCAATATCGTCGACAGCATTTAACCACTTGGCACAAATGGTTGTTTCGTAGTCTACGAATTTAGGCGGCATAGTTAAACTCTAACAGCCCGCATTTGAGCGCTGTATATTGTCAAGGTAGCTGCACCAGAAGCCTTAACTGCCAAGGCAAAGGTGTTGCCCTCGACTAACTCGCCTACTCCAGTAATAACAAACTGGGAGAACTTGTTAGCTAGCACATCGACTTTTGCTTTGAACGGAGTAATGGCGCCATTTTTAGACAGCGCTAACTCAAGCGCTCCAGCGCCAGGACTGGAAAAGCTCACGACAACGTCAATGCTATATAACCCATCAGCTCCAGAGCCCACGGTAACAATACCACCCGCAGCTGACAAGCCTTTGGTACCAGCTGCTCCGTTAAACGCGGTGAACGGACCCCATGCCGTAGTAACAGCCTGAGTAAGATCGTTACCGTAGAGCGTTCCACCAACGCCTACCAGTGACTCCAGCAAATCACGTAGTGATGCTGGAGTAATGGCACGGGTCTGGTTATCGACAAACATCTCCGCGATAACCGCTTGCGTTTTGATGCTCACTGGAAGCCTCCGCTAAAACCGTTAGAGAAAGACCCAGCAAACCTGCGGTTTGCTTGCCCAAGGAAGACATGACCCCAGTTTGGATGGTCTATTGTAGCAGGAGTAACGCCAGTGACTTCGCCTTCTTCGTCTACTACGCTGTGCTCTTTCATCAGCAACAAAATCTCTGACGGATCAGTTGGCCACACCTCTTGGGAGTCTATCCCGGTCCCCTGTTCCCAAGCATAGGCCACGGGGTTACCAAGGGCGCGTATCAACGCCCCTATCTCACTAATAACACCCACGACATTATATACTGACTGTGCCCAATAACCAGTTACTGCGCTTCTATACGCAGAGTGCCACGTTTCATACGGGTCGCCTTCTTGGGGGGTTATAGCGGCCCAGTCATCTGACTCAACCACAATCCACACATCAAGGAGTGGGCTCACAGGAAATTCTCCTCAATGAATGCACGGCCCTTGTCTTTATTATACACCGATACTGCTGACGCCTTGATAAGGCCGGCTGTCGTTTTCAGTTCAACGATGTTGGACGATGCAAACGAGCCGTCATATGTTCCTTCCGCGCTCCATGTCCAGGTGCCAGAGCCGACGGGCTTGACTCCTATCTGACGCTTGCTGGTTGCTGTGTTGTATCGAACAGCTATTAACAGTTCTGCGCCGTCCGCCCAAGAATACTCAACAGTAATACCAGTTGTTCCGTCATAAGTGGACAGGGCCCCGCCGGGGCCGTAAATATAGATCAGTGTACTGGCGGGGGTATTAAACGAAAGAATCGCATGATCGCTCGGAAATACAGCACGTGCAAACCCCATCCGCGCCTTAACCACCACCACCCCTTCGGCCTGCGGTGTGACCAGCGGCCAGGAGACAACGTCCTGATTACGTGTGACAGCAACGGCATCAGCTTTAATATAGCTGGTTAGATTCTGACCAGCGCATAGATTAGCGCCAGAAATAATAGGGGACGCGTCAGTATTCCGATTTAATGAGAGAACCAGAGTCAATGCTCCGGCAGATTCATTTTTCGCACAGAACCAGTACCTTTTCCATCCTGGCAAAGAAGCCAATACGCCATCCGATACGCGCGACATACTGCCAACTGGAGCGGCAGCAACCAAAGTCCCAGCAGCCGTATTTACCGCCCACTCTTGCCGTATTGTGGAATCAGTTGTTCTTATCCTTACCAAAAATGACCCACTGTTGTCCTTTGCAAAGAAGCTGCCGATCGCATACAAACCGGCACCGATAGACGGACCGACGACGCCGCTAAGACCACCAGTGGACGCAGTAAAGGCAATCTGTCTAGCTAAGACCCCACAAGGGGACATAGCCGTACTGACCGATACGGCTGGCTGCGCCGTACCGCCCCAGTTTTCGAGCGTCTCGCTGTACTGATTCGAGCACGTCGCTGCTGGCTCAAGCACAAGCGGAAACGGACCGGTCAGTTTGGCATCAAATACGCCCGATGCAGTACCCGCGCCGGTGTAGATATATGGAAATAGGGTGAAGCCAGCACAGAGGTTGACGCCGGAGATAGTAACCGATGGAAGTATCGCGCTTCCAAACAACGCGGCTCGATATGCAACAGGTGTGGCTAAATCGTTGCTTGCGACTATGTAGTACCTACGCCACCCATCAGCCTCAACTGACGATCCTTTCTCGATCTCAGTCATACTTGCAGTATATTTAGAGGAAAATAGTCCAGTCGATGTATCACATACAAATTGAATTACCTGGGCACCGCTGACTGTCTCTACTTTTACACCAAACGATCCGCTGTTATTTTTCGCATAATAACTTAGTACCACCACGCCGCCAGCAGCAACAGATATGGTATGCGACTCAAGCGCGTATCCTGCCGACGCAGAAAACGCTACCGCCCTAGCAAGCCGTCCGTGAGGCGCGACACTCTCGCTTACTGTCACCATCCCTGCCTGATGTAGCGTCCAATTTTCAATCGCCTCGGAATACCAATTAGCGCATGTGACAGTTAACCCTGTTCCTTCGGTAACGATATTATTAGCAACGCTATTATAGTTCTGTGTGAAGAAGTAGTTTAGCCCGTCGACGCCATAGGGGTACGGGCCGGCGCTGACTCCGCGGGGGACATACTCGGCGGGGTTTTGGTTAGATTGGCCGGCTACTTGGGTGACTT